GCTGAATATAAACGACGTGGTGGAACATACAAGTCAGAAACTAAAACAACTAAAACAATTTGGGATGGAAGCGTATTTGATCCAAAAGGATTTACAAAATAATGCCAAAGAAAAAGTCAGGATCTTTTAATCCAACACAAATTAAAAATGGAATGATTGTACGTATGAATAAAAACGGTACAGTTAAATCTATTCTTGCACCATATGAAGTAAAACATGCAAAGAAGGATAAATAATGGCTGATACATACTCACCTAATGATGGCATGAAGGCTGCAGCACGTCGTGCACTTAAGTGGAAGGCTGATGGCAAAGCAACAGGGGCTGGAACTCCAGTTGGTTGGGGCAGAGCAACAGACATAGTTGCTGGAAGGTCAATGTCTCTTGATACTGTTAAAAGAATGTTTTCTTTTTTCTCACGTCACGAAGTAGATAAAAAAGGTAAAGGATTTTTTTCTGGTCCAGAGTTTCCATCTAATGGAAGAATTATGTGGGATGCCTGGGGTGGAGATGCAGGATTTACTTGGAGTCGTGCAATTGTAGAGCGAGAAAAGAAAAAGGTAGAAAAAATTTGGCAGGGTACTGCCTTTGATCTAAAAAAATAGGGGGTAATAAATGGAAAATTTAGATAAAAATGAATTAGTTCAACTAATAACATTTTATAAACAAAAACTATCAGATACAGAGTTAGAGTTGTTAAAGTTACAACTTGAGATAAATAAACTTAATTCTGTTATTTTGAGTTCAGCACAAGAACCAGCAAAGAAATCTAAGTAAAAATAAATATGGAATACTTGTTAGTTGTGGGCTTGACATTCATTGTCTCATGGTCTATAATTAAAATATCAAATAAAAAAAGAGGAAGGTTTTTATCTAAGATTAGATATAGACAAAGCAATATCTATGAAATGGTTAAAGATGTTATTCCAAAAGAGATGTTTGATAAACCAAAAGTTATAACACAATCTCAAAAACATGTTCAAAAAAATATGTTAAAGGTTGTAATAACTGAGGGTAGGGCATACTGGATATTAGACAATGTGTTTTATACTGCTAACGCTATCAATGGAAGGGTAGATGAAAGCACTGTAGAACCATTAGATATTCAAAATTTGCCAAAAAAAGATTTAAGCAAGATGTTATCAATATTAGATGATTTAAGAAAAGGGATGGAATCAAATGATAGTGGCAGTGCAGGGAACAGCGGAGTTTAACGATTACAACGTATTTCTTCGTGCCATGAGTGTTGCTATGTCTGGAATGAAACAAGACGATAAAGAGTTTATTATTTATTCCGTAGGGCCAGCGAGAGTTAATAATTTTGTTTCAGAATTTTCTAATTTATCTGAACGTGGCATGAAGGCTAGGGGTAGAAAAATTAAGTTTTATAATACAGCACCTTTATGGCTTGATACTAACATGGATCAAATAAATTATTTTGCTTTTTTAAGCAAACCAAATGAATCAAAGTCTAGGTTAGTATCTAGTGCTGAGTCAAAAAATATTGAAGTTGGAATTTTTAGGTATTAGGAGATCATATGATTATTAGAAGTTTAAATACAATGGACAAGATTATCAATAAAAATAATAACCTTATTTGGGATGGTTGGGATGTTGTTGATTTAAAAGAATCTGATATGGCAAAAACATCTGTAAATGGAATTAGAATAAAAGATAAATGGTACTTACATAAAATATACAAGCCAGGTCGTAATGGTTGGGATATTCCAAATAAGTATAGGGAGTAACTTTGAAGCAGCATTTATGGAAAGATGAGGCTTTATGTTTAGGTCTTAATACAAATTTTTATTTTGAAGAGTATGAAGACAATATTGAACTTCGTAATGGGATAGATAAAATATGTATGAATTGCCCAGTTAGAAAAGTATGTTTTGCCAACGGCGTTTCTGGAAAAGAATGGGGACTTTGGGGTGGAGTATACTTAGAAAGTGGAGAAATTTCTAGAGAGTTTAATAAACATAAAAGCAAACAAGACTGGTCAAACATTTGGCAAGCATTAACGATGGAGTAGTATGAATACATTACGTATTGTTGCAAATGATCCTGTTGATCAACATTTTCCAAACATTAATCCAGCAACTAATTTTGTTCCAGATTGGTATAAAAAATCTCCACAAAATTTATCTGGAACTAATACTGAACTTGTTATTAATCATCCTATATCAACAACGTCTACTTATAAAAAATGTTCTCCATTTTTAGATGCTTTAACAAGTGGATATATGATTTACACAACTTGCGATATTGAAGTAACAATTTTAGATAATAATCAACCATACATAATGTGGAGATCAAGCACAAGGCTTCCAATAACAACTCATGACAACATTCAATGGGAAGGTTTGCACAAACCAGAAAATTGTCATAATATTGTTTATAAATGGGAAAATAATTTTATTTTTAATACACCACCTGGGTATTCATGTTTATTTACTCATCCATTAAATAGATTTGATCTTCCATTTTATACATTAGGTGGAGTAGTTGATACAGACGGATATAGTTTGCCAGTTAAGTTTCCATTTTTTTTGAAAAAAGGTTTTACTGGGGTTATTGAAAAAAATACACCCGTTGCTCAACTTAATTTTATTAAAAGAGAAAATTGGGATAGAACATTTTTACCATTTGATGAAATGAAATCAATAATTAATAGTGAAACATTTTTTTCTAAAATAAAACGTTCTTATAAAAATAATTCTTGGAATAAAAAGGTGTACAAATAATGTATACAGATGCCATGCGTAGAGCATTTCATTCAATAGAAGCGCCAAAAGGATTTTCTGTTGAACTTATTGATAATGAACACTTTCTTACAATTAAATTAAATGAAAAAAAATTTGCTAAGATGATTTATGAAGAAAAAATTAGAGCACTTCAATACACAGTTCAATTAAAAAAAGCATTAGAACTAGAAGGGGCAATTGTCTTAGTTACTAGAGAGGCTATAAAGTGATAAAATTATTTTTTATGTATATAAGGTGTAAAGTTAAAGGTCATTTATTTGTTGATGGTGGATCATGTCCATTTACTGGCAAAAGTTATAACTCATGTACAAAATGTATGGTAAATATTGAAAAATGAAAAAAAAGATTATTATATTAACATTAGCAGTAATATCAAGCGCAATTGCATTTTCTTTATTTTTTGCCTCACGAATGAGCAAATTATCTGAACTAGATTTGTTTGACATTGAAGATGAAGACTTTTAATAATGGTCAGAATAGAGTACAATAGATAGTATGAGAACTAGTCTTTTAATATTTTTTGCAACAATGTCAATATCCCTTAGTATTGCATATATATCATTATTTGATAAATTAAAAAAATGTAATATTGCAATTACTAAACTGTTTCTTGAAAATGAAGGATTAAAAGAAATTGTTTTTCAAAATAGGAATACCGATAGTCAGTCTGAGGATGTAATTCATAAAGAAAACTTTATAAAGTTTTTGTCTGACTCAAGAGATTGGGCATTTGAATATATTGAAAATTCACAAAAAATTATTAAAGAAGTTTCTGAAGATTTAAAAATTAAAGGGTTTGAAGAACAATCAAACAAATTAATATCTCTGTTGCCAAAGATAAGTGAAAACAAATAAAAATGTTTTTAAATAAAAAAAATACTCCAGAGGTTAACTTTGTTACAAAGATAAAAGGACTTTCTGATCTTGATGACTGTGTTCCAAAACCTGCACAAGAATATATTCCAGAGTGGTGGAAAAATACACCAACAGTAAAAAGTAAACGCATTTTTAATGGCTTGCTTCCTGGAAATGTAAAATCTTGTCCATCATTTACGGACTATTTTACAAAAGGATATATTCTTCCAATGTGGACAGACTCAAGCCTATACTATGACTCTTCAACAGAACAATGGAAATGGGCTACGTCTAACCAAGATTTTTCATGGGAAAACCATTCAAATAGTCAATATTTAGATTATGTAGATCATAAATTTTTAAATAAAAATTCATTTTTTGTTTTTAAAACACAAATTCCTTGGAATGTTTTTACAACTAAAGGATACTCCTTGTATCAACTTCCAACCTTTTTTCACTTTAATGATGATTTTTCTGTGGTTCCTGGAGTTAGAGATACAGATCTATACCATGAAATCAATTTACAAATTTTAATTCATAGTGACAAAAAAGAGATTTTTATACCAAGAGGAACTCCTCTTGCACAATACATCCCTTTTAAAAGAGAAAAAACTAACTATAATGTTAGACAAGCAAACAACAAAGATTTATCAAAAATTAATGCTCATGATTTTAACATAAAAAGTAGATTTATGATACTTGAAACATATTTAAAAGATAGGAAAAATAATAAATGAAAGAAATACTATTTTCTATATTAACAGGTTTTGGGTGCGGTGTCGTGTTCGCAGCATTCAAATTGCCAGTTCCAGCACCACCAGTTTTTGCGGGAGTCGCAGGAATTATTGGTCTATGGATTGGTTTTACAACGATAACACGAGTTATATCCTAGGAGGAATAATGAATAACATACTAAACGATAAAAATAAAGCAATGCTAGCATCATACGGTAGATCTGTTCTTGGCGCAGTGTTTGCACTTTACATGGCTGGCGTAACAGATCCTAAAGATCTTTGGGCTGCACTAGTTGCTGCACTTGCACCAGTTGCATTAAGAGCACTCAATCCAAACGACAAGGCCTTTGGCGTACTACCAGACACTGGTGCTATCTCAGATGCACTTAGCAAGATTGCACCTGCTAAGAAGGCTCCAGCAAAGAAAAAGGCTGCTGCTAAAAAGAAGTAGTTGGTTAATTAGGAAGGGCGAATTTACTAAAAATAAGTTCGCCTTTCTTAATTTTTATAATGAGGAAATATGGATTTTGTATATATATGTAAAGATGGAAACAATGAAGAACTAAGGTATTCAATTAGATCTGTTGTTGAAAATTTTCCAGACTCAAAAATATGGGTTGTGGGTGGTAAGCCAAGTTGGTATACAGGAAATTATATAGAAGTAAATCAAAACCTATCTAAATACAGGAATGCCATTGAAAATCTAAAAGCATTGTGTAACTCAGAGGATATATCAGATAGATTTGTTTTAATGAATGATGACTTTTATATTGTAAAAAATATAGACTCTATTAAAGACTACCACGGTGGACCACTACTAGAAAAAATTAATCTATATCAAAAACTTAACTCAAACTCTAATTATACTAGAAAACTTGCTGCAACATATAAAAAAATTAAGTCTTTAGGAATTGAAAATCCACTTGATTATGAACTCCATGTACCAATGGTTATGGAAAAAGAAAAGTTAAAACAAACACTGCAAAACAATTATCAATTTTTATGGAGATCAATTTATGGAAATGTATTTAATGTTGGTGGTGAACAGATGGAAGATGTAAAGGTTTATGTCAAAGGGCCTTTAGTCTTAAAGTCTTATAATATAAAGAAAGATGACCATATATATCTTTCTAGTGCAGATACATCATTTGATATTTTATTTAACAATATTCTTAAAAAACAATTTACTCAAAAAACTAAATATGAGAGATAAGGTTTTTATACTCATTTATTAATAAACTTGGAGAAAAGTTAGACATTCCAATATTAAATGCCTTCTGCTTTGCCTGTTCTTTATTTTTATCAACCACATATGTATCAATAGACAATGCTAATTCTTTTACGTCAGCATCAAAAAGTTCAATGCGAACTTTTGTTCTAAAAGTACCAAGAGATGTAGATTTTACTAGCCATTCTTTTGGAAGAACATAGTCGTTTGGTGATATGTTAGTCATGAAAACTGGCAGGGCACTCATAAGAGCCTCATTCATAGGCAAACAAAGCCCTGCATAGCGTCTAGGAAGCACCATAGCGTCAAACCCAGCATACATGTCCTGCCTGTTGTCTGGATTGCCTATTTCAATCGTAAGCCTTGAATCTTTAACATTTGTCTCTATTTCACTCTGGCTTCTGATAACTAATTCATAATCTGCCTTAGAATGTTTAAGCATTTCAAGAACAGTGTTTGTTCCATTCCTATCCTTTGCTGCTTTCTTTCCAGCAATATGAAGTATTCTATTATGATCTTTAGATAGGTTTATTTCCTTAGCCCCTAAAAAAGTTAATGGATTTGTAGGTGGTGGTAGGTGAATGACCTTTGACTGTTTACCAAAAAGTTTAGTAACATGATCAATATGCCAAACGCTTGGAGATAAAAGAACATCTGGGACAGGAAGGTTTGTTGCTGCAAGATTGCCAAAGAGTTCATAGTTATATTGAAGGATAGTCTTTACACCTCTTCTCTGAGCATATCTTACAAAGTTTTGATCATAAAATGTTTCACAACTAATAACAACATCAACTTGATTAAGAAATAGTTTAATTTGTTGAAGGCTTGGAAATCCAGTTGACTTGATGCAATTATAATCCTTATACCATTCTGGATGTTGTTTATTCTTATTAAATGGAGTTGAGTCAATTAATAATATGATGCTTGGATTTAACATATCAACAAGTTCTTTTGTTTGATTTCCAAGACCAGTGTTATCTGATCTGGCTATAATTCCTACTCTCATTGTTTTTTAAACCAAACATCATCATCTGAAGTAAACTTTCTTCCACCTTCACGACCATCTAAATGATAAGACCTTTTAATATTTCCTTCTGGATGGTATATCCATAATTTATGTTTATCCCAACCTTCTTTATTAAAATTATTATATGGAGAAATATCGTCTTGTATTCTTCCATGAGTTGTATCTTCAATAAACACTTTATCTTCAAGTGGAGGAAGGATTACATCTCTGTAATATGAAACCTTGCTAAGGTGTGGTCTTTGGCTCCATTGAGAAGTTTTCATAAATCCATCTTCAATTCCAAACATTAAATGCTTATGTGGATCTGGTATCACTGCTTCAAAATGAAAACGAATAGTATTTGCTTTTTCATATTCAATTAAATCAAGACACTTTTGCCAATCAATTGGCTCGTCTGGAGTTAATGGCGTATCACCCTCAACATAAAGAAGCAGCGATGTTTGAATTTCATTAATAGTTTTACGCATCATAGTGCTTTGATGACTATGTTTATCAAAAATTATTGGAAGAACGTTGTTATATTCATGCAAACATTTCCAAAGAATTCTATTTTTATATTCATTATAATCATTTTCACGATCTTTCTGTTCTTTTCGTAATCCATCTATCTGCATTATTATTTCATTTTTAGGAAAATGAACTCTAATAGAATTAATAGTTTCATCAATGATATGTGTATTTGGATGACTTGGTAAGACAGATGTAGCAAGTATAATGGTTACATCATTCTTATTCATTGATTTGCCTCATAATTTTTATTCCAAGATCTCTTTTATATTTTATCCACCAGCATACCACATTGTGCATATTTTGAGGGTATTGATTTAATAACTCAGGAACTAATGTACGTAACTCAGCCCAATTAGAAACAAGTTTTACAGGAATTTCATATCCAAATAAAATATTATAAAAATCTAAAGCATTTCCATTTGGATCAATTTTATCTCCTATTGGAAGGCATAACATTTCTATTGCTTCAAAAAATCTAAATGAATCTATAACTACGGCGCCAGAAGGTGCTGGAGCGATCTTAGCACTTGATAGTATGCGGTAGTAGTCTGCTGGGATATCGCCCTGTGCAAAGCCCTCTGTAGGCTTAAAAAGAGCATTTGGTTGTTGTTGCATAGCCTTTGCTAACTGTTGTCTTCTTGAATGTGTTATTTGTCCACCAAAATATAATTCAATATCCTTAGAAGGATATTCTGGGGTAAACTTCTTTAAATGTTGTGGCACACCAATAGGTAATTTATTATACTGTTTGTGTTGTTCGTGAGGGTATTGAATCCATATTTCAATATTAGGATGATTAATCTTACTTATATCAAACCTACCCTCTTCATCCCCCGTAATAAATAAAACAACTCTTGAAAGGTTTTGTATTTGAGCATTAACGTCTCCTTCATGACCAAGGTTTTGAGGTCCAGGAACTACTACAAAGCCACGATCTGCTTTGGGAATAGAAGTCACTTTGATTTGATCTACTTCATACTTATTAAATATTTCTTTTAACAAACCATAGTCCCACTTGTCAGCAGCACAGTCTTGTTCGTTAAAAGAATATAAGTATGTTTTAATCATTTTGTAGCCTTAACAAACATCCATTCGTGATGCATATGGTTGGTAAAAACCAAACTATGAAATTCCATGTTGTTTAACATTTTCTCAATTTCAAACTTTGATGTTTGATAAGAATATGGAGAATTTTCTTTTCCAATAACAAATTGAAAAAATAGATTGCCTCCATCTTTTAAGTTGTCATATGCAAGTTTAATATAGTTAATCTTTTCTTGATGCTCTATATGTTGAAAAACTAACATAGAGTAAACTAAATCAAGATTGTTTGTGATTTCTTGATACTTTATATTATTTCTTTTGGGTGCAAGGTTTATCATTTCATCAGAAATATCTATTCCGTAAAAATTACATTCACGATACTTATCTGCCAGTGGGACTAACAGTCTTCCTATTCCGCACCCAATCTCTAAAACATTATTCCAGTTGTTATTATTTTTTTCTATAAGATCTAAAAATGTTTCAGTAGATGCCCATTCATCTGCAATATATTTATACCTTACATCTGGATCTTTGGCAGCGTTATCCCAAAATGCTTTAGATTGGTTCATATAAAAGTTCATATTATTTCTTTTCAAAATACCAATGCGCTTCATGATTTTTTGCTAGAAATTCTCCAACATAACCAAAAGATTCTAAATAAGATATTGTATCTTCAGGTGTTGTATTATAATCACGCATACCTAAATCATCATGAATAGATACAAATATTTTTAAGTTTTTGTCTCTTAATGTTTTTTCTGCACCTTTAAACACTAGGAGTTCTGCACCTTCTACATCAATATTTAAAACATCTGGAGTAATACCAACTTCAGAAACATAATCATCTAACTTTATTATTGGAATGCTTTCTGTGTTATCATGAATATATACATACTTATTTCTATCAATAATTGGTCCAAGATATTTTTCTCCCCAGGCATTTAGATTACTACCTTTACGAGTATCTGTTGTTTCACTACCCATTAGTCCAGCGTAACATGCCATAGGATCAACTGAGTAATTTTTATACCATAGTGCGTGAATGTTTGCCCAAAATTCAGGAGTTGGCTCAATCAATACCATATTTTCTGGTCCAACAATGTCAGCATAAACTAAGTTACACCATCCAGCCTCTGTTCCAATATCAAAAAATACATCACCCTTTTTGAGGTGAGTCTTCATGCTATCTATTCTTTCTTTTTCCCAATAATCCCAAACATCCCAACTTGCTAATGGTTGATTAAGTTCAAGCGTATAGTCATAGATAAATGACTGTCCTTGACGCAAATATGGAACACTTTTCCATTCAATATCCGATCTTTCAATAAAATTCATAAACTTAACTCCCTATTCATCATTGGTTGTCCATATAAAACTTAACTATTTCTTCCATATTATCTTTCATTGTATGTTCTGGAAGAAAAATTTCAAACTCTCCATTAATCTTTGTCTTTATCATTTCTGTCATTTTATAAGTATCCTATTCTTCATATCTAACTTTTTTAATAAAACTAACATGGTTATTGTCATCTTCTTTTGGGCAGTATTTAAAATCTATATTTGGTAAATTAAATGGAGTTGGATAAAGTTTATCAATAGTGTGCCCACCTCCAGGATATTGCCCCCACTTGTTATAAAAATATTGATGTAATAAGTTATCATTTGATCTTACTCCACCTAATTTAACGCTATGCCCCATAATGGTATCTGAAACATCAAATAAAATCTTTTCCCATTTAACATTAGGCATTGCTTTTGTAATTCTAATACTATAATCTAGGTCATCATATCCGTATGGTGTAAAGTTTTC